GTGGAAGGAAACCAGAATCCCCCCCCTCCGGCCTTACGGCCTCCAAGACGAAAACCAAGACCCCCACACGCCTCGACCTGAAAGACCAACTCCAGGCCGCCGAGTCCTACTTGACCCGCCTCCGGGCAAACCCAAGCCGCAACTTCAACGAGATCCGGCGCGCCAAGGCCAAGCGCGACCAAGTCCAGCAGGCCCTGGCCCTGTACGATGACGGAGGCCAGCCATGACCGCCGCGCAGCTTGACCTCCCACTGGCGCCACCACCCGACCACGTCGCCGCCGCCTTTGACGCCTGGGCGGCCACGCCGGACGGGAAAGAGGCCCTCCGGGAAGTCGAGGCCCGCGCCGTCCGCCTACACCAGGCCGGTCACCGCTCATGGGGAATCGCGGCCATCTGGGAGGCGATACGATACGACCGCGCCGTCCAGATAGCCCCGGACCGCGAAGGATGGCGACTGAACAACAACCACCGCGCGCTTGCCAGCCGGCACATCGAGGCGCGCAACCCGTACCTCCGCGGCTTTTTCACCACCCGAGAAAGGACAGCGACATGACAGACGACAACCCTTTTCCGAACGCCACGCCCAAGCCGGAGGCCCCGCGCATCGTCCCCAAGCCGCCGCGCAGCCGCATCGCCCGCGTCGTGCTCTTTTGCCTTTCGGCCGTTGCCTTTGCCCCGTTGGCCGTCGTCATCCTGGCGGCCGCGGCTATAGGACACGCCACCGGAGCCGTGCAGAGCATCCCGACTCGATACCGCCGCGCCCGCGAACGATTCAACGAGGCACGCGACCGACTCGGCCGAGGACATGCGCCGTGACCAACTGGACGGAAGACGACCTCACCGCATACCGGGCGCGCCGCGCCGCCAAGGAACGCAGCCTGCACGCAACGCCGCTCGTCGGCACGCCAGCGAAGCAACCGAAGACGCCCGACGAGCGCAACCGCGCCGACGAGTCCCAGGAGCGCGACCTCCTGCGGCTTTGCCAGTGGGAACTGCACCGCCGCGGCATTGAGAGCCTGCACCTCAGCACGCGCGCGCGCGAAAAAAAGGGATGGCCTGACTTGACCTTCTCCATGCCGGCAAAGCCGCACGGCCGGCCGTTCGCCGTTGAACTCAAGACCAGCACCGGGCGCCTGAGCGACGACCAAGCGAAGATGCTGCATGACCTCGCACAAGACGGCTGGATAACAGCCATTGTCCGCAGCATTGAGTCCTTTATTGACCTCATCGGACTTGATGAAAGGGGCTGAGCGACCATGAGCCTGGTGCGGTTTCTCGCCAATTTCGACGCCAGCCAATACCGATGGACCCGCTCGAAGATGCACACGCAGAAAGGACCGTGACCATGCCGGAGTGCCACACCTGCCGACACCGCCCCAAGCCGGGAACCGACTGGCGCCGCTCCGCTTGCCGCCGATGTACCCTGCCCGACACCCCGAGCCACAAATGCCGCACACACGTCGACATTGACGGCCACGAAAACCGCGACGTGGAGAGCCTCATCCTGCCCGAAGCCGACCCGCGCCGCCAAGACCACGCAGACGGCCGCCGCCCATTGCGCCCGGCCCTTCTGAAGGTCACGGCCGCCCTGCTGGCCATGCCGCCAGTCGCACGCGAAATCCTGCTTTTCCGCGTTGCACGGCCGGACGCCCCCCTGCGCGAGATCGCCGCGCGCTTGAGTATCACGGTCCAGGCGGCACACGACGCCCTGCACCGCGTGAGGCGCAAACACGCCTTTGTCGCCCGAATCATCCCCGCCCCCCACCACCGCGCCAGGAGTAAGCAGCCATGAGCGACGCCCAGGCCCAGGAACCGCCCGCGACACCCGCGGCGCCCGTCCCCGCCCCGACCGTGGAGCACGTCCCGATCAGCAGCCTGACGCCCTGCGCCCGCAACAGCCGGAAGCACACCCGGAAGCAGATCGAGCAGATCGCCGAGTCAATCCGCACGTTTGGCTTTCTTCGCGCGGTCGTGGTTGACGCCGCCGGCGAGATCGTCGCCGGGCACGCCTCAGTCCTTGCGGCAGAGCGCGCCGGCCTGAAGACCGTGCCGGTCCTGCGCGCCGCCCACCTGACCCCGGAACAGCGCCGCGCGTTTCTGGTCGCGGACAACGCCCTGGCAGAGCGCAGCCGATGGGACAAAGACCTCCTGCTCGCCGACGTGCAGGCCATACTTGCAGCCGGGATCCCGGCAGACGCCTTTGGATTCAGCGAGCAAGACCTCGCCCGGCTCATGCGGACCTTTCAGCCGGCGAGCAAAGACCCCGGCGCTATGCGGCAGCCGGACTGCCCCACCCGCGTCAGCCCCGGCGACCGTTGGACGCTCGGACAGCACACGCTCGTCTGCGGCGACGCGCAAGACCCGGCGACAGTCGAACGCGCCACCCGGCGCCGCGCCGCGGACCTGGTATGGCTCGACCCGCCCTACAACGTCGACAACGCCGGCGTCGCGGCCGCGCACGTCAACCGGAAGGAATGGGACGGCCTCGCCGGCGACGCCATGGATCCAGCCGCCTTTGAGGCGTTCATCGCCAAGGCCCTGCAGGCGGCCGCGGCGTCGGCACAGGAGGCCGCCGCCTGGTACGTTTGCCACGCCAGCGCCAGCCGGCGACAGTTTGAGCGAGCACTCGACCGCGCCGGCCTTGTCGAAAGGCAATATATCACCTGGGTCAAAGACAACTTCGTCCAAGGCCGCCAGCACTACCACTGGCAGACCGAACCGATCTTTTACGCCGCCCGCGCCGGGCAGACGCCGGCCTGGTACGGCGGCCGCGACCAGACCACGGTCTGGCGGATCGACACCGCCCTGGCCGGCCTGAACGAATACGACCTCGCCGACGGCCTTATCGTCACCGGCCCCGACGGGCACAGCATCGCCGTGACGCCAGCCACAGGCCGCGGAGGCCGGCGCCTGCGGACGATCCAACTCGAGGCCGGGCAGGAACTGCAGGTCGCCGGATTCAGGCCACAGAGCGACGCGTGGCGCTTTCGGCGCGACCCGATGCAGGAGAACATCCACCCGACGCAGAAGCCCGTCGCCCTGGTACGCCGGGCAATCGAGAACCACACGCTCGCCGGCGGCCTCGTCCTTGACACGTTCGCCGGCAGCGGCAGCACCGTGATCGCGGCAGAGCAGACAGGCCGGCGCGCGGCCGTGGTCGAGATTTCGCCGAAGTACGCCAGCGCCATTGTGGAGCGATGGGAACAGACAACCGGCCAGGAAGCCACAAGGGAGGATTGACCGCCATGCCGCACGTCATCGTGACCACCTACCGCCAAGTCCTGCACAGCCTGAGCAGCACCGGCGGCTTTCCATACGACCAGGTCGTCGAAGCGTTTGAACGCTTGCACCTAAGCCTCGCGCTGACGGCCGGCGCTATACGCCTCGCCAACCAGACGCCCGGCACCAGCCTGCGCGAGGCGACGACCTGCATGCTCCTGGCGATCCAGCACCAGGCCAGCGGAGCGCCGGGATTGCCGGAAGGCGCGCAACTGTTCGCGCCCGAGGAACTCGCCGAACTGAAGACGACCCTGCACCCGACGAAGGCGACGCGGCCGCGATTCACGTGGCCCGGTTTCGGCCGCGGCGGACGCAGGAGGAACTGAGCCATGGAAACCGGACAGAACGGAATCGGCCTCGAAATACCAGCCTGGGCAGGCATACCAGCCCGGCCGGCCGGATGGGCAGGACCAGGATCAATGCCGTTTGGGATTGCAGAGACCATCCCGCCCCTGGCCGGCTTTCCGCCCGGCCGGACGCGCGTGCGGCAGCGACATGACAGCTACCCGGTCGTCCACGTCTTCACCGCGACCGGGATCCGAGCTTTCCACGTCGATAAGTGGACGGACGGAAGCTGGCGCCCGTATTGCGAGATCGGCAGCAACACGACGGTCAAACAGGCCCCGGCCTTTGAGCCGCCGCCATGCGGAGACGCGCAGTGACCCGCCCCGCCAAACAGCCGCCCTCCCCGCCCCCGGCCCTTGAGACCAGCACCATGCGGCTCGCCGACCTCATGCCGGCAGACTACAACCCCCGCACGATCACCAAGGCAGCCCGCCGCGGCCTCAAGGCCAGCCTGCAGCGATACGGCCTCGCCTCGTCGTTGACGTGGAACCGCAGGACCGGGCGCATCGTCGGCGGCCACCAGCGCGCCGCCGTGCTACGCGAAGACCTCGGCATCGAGGAAGCCGCCGTCACCGTGGTCGACCTTGACGAGACCGACGAGGCCGCCCTGAACGTCGCACTCAACAGCCCCGAGATCGCCGGCGACTTTGACCGCGCGAAGCTGGCCGCCCTGCTTGACGGGATCCAGGCCGCCGCCGCGGACACCTACAAGGCCCTGCGCCTCGGCACCATTGACCCCACACTTGACCGGATCCGCCATGAGCAGATCGTCGCCGGGATCGCCACCACCCTGGCAACCGAGGCCGAACACGCCGAGGCCGCCGGGATCGCCACGGAAGTCGCCGACGCGATCCGCGGGCACCTTGAGCGCGCCGCCGCCCGAGACCCCAAGGCGATAAACGCCGCTTTTGCCATCGTGGTCCCGTTGCGCCGCGGCCGCGACCTGCTGGTCTTTGGAGACCCGGATCTTGCCGACGCCGTTGAGGAAATACGCCAGGGAGGAATCGACCGCCTGATGACCGCCGTCACGATAGGCCGCGACGGCACGAAAGGAGAAAAGGAACCATGACTTTCACCCCGAGACAAGCACTGATGATCCTCGCCGCCGTTGACGCCCTCGCGCGCCACATGCGCCGATGGACGCCAGCCATGCGCCGGCGATACGAGCGCGCGGTCGCGGCCCTGAACCGCGCCCTTACGCGAGCCGAAACCGAAGCCGCCGACGTGCGCGCACGGACCCCGCACGCGAAAGGCAAGCGAGCGTGAGCACCCCCGACGCCGTCCGCGATGCCAACGGCAACCCCATGACGATGACGGCCACCGGGCGCAGCATGAGCATCCCCATCCCCGAACTGCCGCCGGCGACCTGCGCGAACTGCGCGCACAGTTTCGCGGATGGTCCTGGAGGAGCTTTGGTCTGCCGCCGATACCCGCCGACGTTTCACCTGCGCCCGGTCCCCGCCGCCGGCGTCCAGCGCCCCGGAGCGCCGCCACCCGGCGCCCTGGTCGCGGCTGTAGGCTTTCCAAGCGTCCACGGCCTTATGTTTTGCGGCGAGTTTGAGCGATACCGGCGCGCGTTGTGACGCTTGAGCGACCAGCGAACCCCGACCGATGGCCAGGCATGTGCCGCGCCGTGGACGTGATCAACCGCGTTTGCGCGGATCACCCCGGCCGTACCGGCATCGCCATCTCGGGAGGCACGGACAGCAGCATCGTCACCGACATCGCCTACAGGTACACCGAGCACCGCCCGCCATTGTTCGCCGGCATGTACGCCCGGAAGTGGCCAGAGACACGCGAGCACAACGACGCCACCGCGCGACGGTACGGCGCGACGATTCACCACCTGCCCGACGTGCGGCCGCCGGACCCGGCCGACTGGCAGCAACACGGATGGCCCTACCTCGGCAAGATGCTCGACCAGGCGTGGAACAAGGCGCACCGCGGCCGCGGAATGGGGTTTGATCTTTGCACAACCGGCTGCTGCCAGCGCACCCTGGTCGAACCGAAACGCGCAGCCATGAAGGCCGCCGGCATGACCGCCCAGATCACCGGCGCCCGCGGATCCCAGGAGAACAAGCCCCGAGCGATGCACGCGAAGAACCGCGGCCTGATCTACTACCACGCCGGCCACGACATCACGGTCGCCAACCCGCTCACCGGATGGACCGAACTTATGCGCCGCCGATACGTTCAGACCCACGCCCTGCCCCTACATCCGCGCCGATACCAGGGCGCCACCAGCATCGGCTGCGTGACCTGCGGAGGCGGCAGCAGCCGGATCGGCTCCTGCGCCCAGATTCTGCGAAAACTTGACCCGGCCTGGTGGAGGCGACACATCGTCGAACACGGCGCCGGCCGGATAACGCTCGCCATACGGTTTGACGTGCCCCTGGACGTCATAGACGAAGCGGTCGCCCGCGCCGGCGGCCTTGAGCACCTCGCCGCAACCAGGCCGTGGCTATTCGACTTCACAACCGTGCCGCCCTACCCCGGCCTCTCGCCGGACGAGCGCCCGACGTGGGCAGCCGCGGCCGCGACCGGAGGCACGCCGTGAGCCGCAAGACCATGAAGAAAATCGCCTCCGTTTCCAGCGACACCGTCCGCGCGCTTGCGGCCGTCCAATGCACGCCGGAGGAAATCGCCCAGGTCGTCGGGACCACGCCGAAGCGGATCCGGCACGCCTACGCGGACGACATCGAAGCCGGCCGCCAACAGTCATGCGCGAGTTTGAAGCGCAAGCAATTTGAGATGGCCATGGCCGGCGACAAGACCATGCTGATCTGGCTCGGCAAGCAGTACCTCGGCCAGGCGGACCGTACCGAGAACCGGCACGTCCTCGGCAGCGAAGCGGGCAAGCCCAAAGCCGTGGACGCGATGACCGCGGAGGAAATACAGGATGAACTCGCGCGAATGGACGAACGAAGACAGAGCCGCACGCTTGAGGCTACGGCAACACCACCTGCAGGCGACGAACAACCTCCTGACCTTTGCGCGACTGAACTCGCCCGGCTACCAGATCCCGACGCACCTGCAGGCCCTGGCATCAGCACTTGAGGACATCGAAGCCGGCCGGATTCACCGCCTCATGGTTTCCATGCCGCCGCGCCACGGCAAGAGCCTCCTGGCCGCAACGATTTTCCCGGCGTGGTTTCTCGGCCGGCACCCCGGCGCCCAGGTCGTAACGGCCACCTACGCCGAAAGCCTGGCGCTATACCACTCGCGGCAGGCCCGCCGGATCGTTGCGGAACCGACCTACGCGCGCATCTTCCCCGGCGTCCAGGGCGCCCGCGACGACAAGACCGCCGCGGCCGAATGGCAGACGAGCGCCGGCGGCAGCTACTACGCGGTCGGCGTCGGCGGCAGCCTGACCGGCCGCGGCATGGACCTCGGAATCCTTGACGACACGATCCGCGACCGCGCCACGGCCAACAGCGAGCGTTATCGCCGCGCCATTCTCGACTGGTATCGGTCCACCTTCTACACCCGCCTCGCGCCCGGCGGACGGATCGTGGTCATCCAAACCCGATGGCACCCCCAAGACCTCCCCGGCACGCTACTCGCGGAGGCCGCAGACGGAGAGCCGTGGACCGTTCTCGACTTCCCTGCCGTGGATGACGCCGGCGCCGCACTTTGGCCGGACCGTTGGCCGCGCGAGCGCCTCGCCGCCATTGAACAGGCCGTCGGCAAATACGAATGGGCGTGCCTATACCAAGGCCGCCCCACGGTACGCGGAGGCAACATCCTGCGCGTCGTGACAGACGGCGGCCCGGCAGACACAATCCGCTTTCACGACCGCCTCGAAGACTTCCCCGCGATCCCCTACCGCCGAGTCTGGGACGTTGCCAGCAGCGCCAAGCAGCGCGCGAAAGACGACCCCGACTGGACGTGGGGCACCCTGGGCGCCGTCCAGCACGTCACCGACCCCACCACGCGCCAGCAGATACCGCACCTGTGGATCCGCGACTGCGCCTACTGCCGCGAGGAAGCCCCCAAGCGCAACGCCCTGATTCAGCGCGTCGCCGAGCAAGACGGCCCAAGCGTCGAGATCGTGGTTGAGACTTTCGGAGCCTACAAGGACGCCGCCGCGACCCTTGAGCAGATCCTCCGCGGGCGCCGGATGATACGGCGCATCACCCTGCCAGGAGACAAGCTGGTGAAAGTTTCACCGGCCGAACCGATATTCGAGGCCGGCAACGTCCACCTCTTCCGGGCACCCTGGAACGCCGAATGGATACGACAACACGCGGACTTCACCGGCCTCGATGGCGCCGGGCACGATGACGCGGTCGACACCACCGGGATCCTCGTCCAGCTTTCCCGAGCGCCGCGCGCCGGGATCGCGCACCCCGGCATGATGACGGCTTGAACGGATAGCCTCCGACGATGGCCCTCACCACCGAACAACTACAGATCGCCGCGACGCGCGTCCACCCGTCCCTGAAGGCGCGCGAGATCGAACTGCAGAATAACCTGCTTTGCCTTTACGGCGGCCGCCCGTACATTGACGCCCGGCTATCACGCGCCCCCTGCGAGCCGGAGACATCCTGGTCCGGCCGCCTTGAGAGCGCCGCAACCGAAGGATTCTGGAACAACAGCACCGCGACGGAAGGCGTGATCGGCCGAAAAGGCCGCGCTTTCACGATCAACTACGCGAGCCGCGCGGTCTCGAAATTCCTGCAGTACGTTTTCGGCGCGGAGATTCAGCGCACCGGCATCCTGCCGGCCTTTCAGCGCGACGCGACCCGCACGCAACTGGACGTCAACGCGGCTTTCCGCCAGGCCGCCGCCTACTACCTGGTCTGCGGCTGGTCGTGGATCGGCGTTGACCGGCTCGCCTCCCGCATTGACCCGGCGACCGGGAAGCCAACGCAGCAGAGCCTGGCAGAGAAAGAAGCCCGCGGCGACCGATGCTGGCTGACGATTTGGCCGGCCACGGAAGTGATCGACTGGCAGTACGGACCCGACGGCCGGCTCGACTGGTTGATCACCGAGCAGGAGGCCGAACAGGACGCCGGACCGTTTGCAGAGCGCAAGACCGAAGGCATCCGCACCGTCTGGTCGCGCGGCGAATACCTGCGGATTCGCACCGTGACGGAGAAAGGCAAGCGCACCGTTGTCGGCTCCACCGCCGGCACCTTGAGCGCCCGCGTCGTGCCGTTCGCCCTAATGGGATCCCCAAGCCCGCGGCCGTGGTTCTTTGACGACCTCGAACGCGTGCAGGCCAGCATCCTGAACCTTGAGAGCCTCCACGACACGAACCTGGCTGAAGCCGTTTTCCCGCAGCTTGTCCTCCCGCACGAATTGATCGAAACGATTATGAACCTGGCCAAGTGCCAGTATGACCGCGCCGTGGAGATCGCCCGCGGCCTGAGCTACCCGATCCTTGAGCCGCCTGACAGCAAAGGGATCACGCGCTACATCCAGCCGAACGCGACAGACCTCGCCGCCATTCCGAACGAGATCATCCGCCGGCGCCGCGAGCTTTACGAAGTCGCCGGCCTGGGATTCAGCAACCGCGACAGCGCCGCCCCGGAGAGCGCGGAGGCGAAGGAATGGAACCACCTCGACCTAGGCGCCAGCCTGCGCGACAAAGCCCACGCGTGGCAGTCGGCCGAAACCCAGGCCGTTGAAATCGCCCGCGCGCTTGACAGCAGCTTCCCCGTCTACGCGCCGGCCTACCCGATGACGTTTGACACCGGCGACGTGAAGACCAAGATGGAAAGCCTGCTGATGGCGCAGCAGCTTGACCTCCCGCCGTCCGCCGTCCGCGAGACCTTGCACGCGGCCGTTGACGTGCTGCACCGGCTGAACCCGATCCCGAGCGAGCGCCGCGCGGAGATTCACGCCGCGATTGACCAGATGCCCGACGAAAGCCTCAACACGGTCGAAGCGATGACCGCCGCTGTGAGCGCCGCAGCCTCCCGCGCCCGCACCGACCTCCTGCCGCCCGCTTGAACCCGTAGCCTCCGACGGGAAACACGCGGCCCCCACCCGCGACGGCTCGCCGGCCACTAAACGGCGCAAGGCCTCGTCCGGCCTGAATAGGACGGCAGGAACCGAAGACATGACCATCAAAGAACTCCTCGCCAAGGCAGCCCGCGGAGAAACCCTCACCCCCGAGGAACGCGACGCCCTCGCCAAGTACGACCCTGACGCCGCCGCGGCCGCCGCGCGCAAGAAGTCCGAAAGCGAAGCCGAGGAAGCCCGCAAGGCAGCCGAGAAAGCCGCCGCAGACCTCAAGGCCCTCCAGGAACAGATCGAAAACGGCAAGCGCGCGCAGCAGACCGACGTGCAGCGCCTGCAGGAAACCCTGAAGGCGGTCCAGGCCCAACTCGAAACGCAGCAGCGCGAGGCCACCGCCCTGAAGGAACAGAACGCCAAATCCGCGCGCAGCGCCCGGATCCAGCAGATCGCCCAGACCGCCGGGATCCGCTTTGTGCCCGGCGTGGACGGGCGCATCATGGCCCGCGCGTTTGAGGACAGCCTCGCCACCCTCAAGGACTCCGAACTCGAAGACGCCGCCAGCTTCACCCCGCACGTGGAAGCTTTCCGCGGCGCGAACAAGGCCGTCCTCGCCGACACGACCGGATCCGGCAGCGGAGGCGCAGCGCACGACGGGACCTCCCACGGCACCAAGACGACGATCAGCGGACAGGGACTCATCGACCTGGCCAGCCGCGGCGACATTGCAGCCGCGGAGAAGGCCATCGGCGAAGCGAGCGCGGCCTCGCGCGCCGGAACGTTGAAACTGACTTGATCGGGATCGGGACCAGAACAGAAACGAGAAACAGAAAAGGAGCACGCACCGAAATGAAGAAGCACCTCACCCGCCTGGCCGTCGCTATTCTGGCCCTGTTCGCCGCCGTCGGCATTGCCGCGGCCGGGATCACTGGCCTCTACAACGTGGACGGCACCGCGACGATCCCGGCAGACGGAGTCGACGCCGGCACCACGAACTGGCTGACCATTGCGACGATCCCGCCGAACGCAACGACAGAGGCCAGCACCAACGACCTCGCCCTGTGCTTGGCGGTCTATGTCAACAACGCCTACACCGGCACCGTGACCCGCGTGAAGATCGGCGAACTGCGGTGTCGCGTAACGGACCCCAACAAGGCGACCGAGGACGGCGTGTGGGAGATGTACAGCATGGTCGCCGGAGCGAACACCCTGGTCTGGTCCAGCGGCGACGGATGGAGCGGCATCATAACGAACAAGCCCACGCTCACCAACCGAATCACCGTGGTCCGCGGGCGCATCACGAACAAGACGCAGCCCTGACGAAAGGCCACCCGTCGGAGGCGTGCGCTTGAAAGCCTAGCCTCCGACGAAAGGCCGCAGACAACAAAAACCGGAGGACAACACCGTGGCCAACTACGCAGACTTCAAGCCCACCCTGATGGTCGCCCAGATCATTCTCCTGGCGAGGAAGAACCTCGTCGGCTCAGGCTTCTGCAACACCGACATCGCCGCCGGACTTGTCCGCAAGGGCAAGAAGCTGACGATCAACGTCCTGGCGGACGTTTCCACGGTGAACACGAACGAAGCCGTCGCCATGACCTACGCGGACGGCGACGCGACGCCTTACGACTTGGAGATCACCCTCGACAAGACGGTGACCCTCAAGCTGCGCGACTCGGACGCCACCGAGATCGCCGCGGACCGGACCACGCTCGAAGCGGCCTACGCCGACCTGTTCTTCTACGCCCTCGCCAACGACGTGGACGTGTTGATCGCCGGCGAGTACGCGAACGCCAGCCTCAACGACTACGAGACCGGCACCACGCCCTGGCAGTGGGGTGCGACCGCGACCGACGTGCCGACGTTCCTCGCCCACCTGCACAAGACCATGGACGACGCCGGCCTGCCGAACGTGCCCGGCAAGGCGCGCTTTGCGAGCCTGCCGAACGTGGCCATTCAGGGCTTGCGCCTGTACACGGCCGGCCGCGCAACGGCCCTCGGCGACCAGGTCGCCCTGAACGGCAAGGTCGGATCCCTGATGGGATTCAACATCTACCAGAACGGCAACAGCGTCAGCACCGGAGGCGTGACGCACGGCATCGGCGGCATCGAGAAGGAAGCCATCGCCCTGGCGGTCCGCATTTCGCCGGCCATCGAGAAGCTGCGCCTGGAAGGATTCTGGGCGGACGGCCTGCGCGCCCGCGTCACCGCCGGCGTGAAGACCTACAAGCCCGGCGAGAGCGTCGACATCAACCTCAACGACAGCCTCCTGGCCTGACCGAAGTCCTGACGCACCCCGCGGGCGCCGCACCTGTAGTCGCGCACAGGCCGGCGCCCGCCCCTTTTCGGGTTTGAACCGATAGCCTCCGACGGAGGCACCGCCATGACCAGCAAGACCAGACTCGTCACAACCACCGCGGCCTGGTCCGCCGGCGTGGCGGTCCTCTTTGCTTTGACAGCGGCCGCAGACGTTCAGCCCCGCACCGCCGCCGTGAACCTGTACCGCACCCCGGGATGGTACGCGGCGCCCATGGCCGCGGCTTTCTTCCCGGCGGAAACGGTCCGGCTGACAAACTGCACGGCTTACGCGGACGCCGACGGCGCCACCACGCAAGACCTGACGGCCGTCGCTATAACGATCCGCGCCGGCAACTACAGGGACGGCTGGCAAGGCCCGTACACCGGCAGGGTCAACAACGCGACCGCAGGCACCTGGTCGGCGAGTTTCACCGCCCCGACAAACCGGCCGGCCTACCTGCGGATCACCCTGACGCACACCAACGGCAACGCCTACACCTACCCCCTGCAGCCCTTGAGCTTGATCGAATGAACGCGAAACCGAAAACCAGAAAGGAACACGCCATGCCGAAGCCCGAGCAGCCCGCCGTCGTTGCGCCGCCCGCCCCCGCCGCCCCGGAAACGCCGCCCGCCCCCGCCGCCCCCAAGCCGTGGGATCCCGTCACGATCACCAACGGAGCGCGCATCCGGCAGTGCAACCGCACGGATCTGCCGGCTTTTGAGCGCGCCGGCTACAAGAAGGTCGAAGCGCCGCAGTCGTGAGCATCGGCCTGGCAAAGGCAGACGCTTTCTTTACCCCGGCGAACCACGTCCGGGCAGGCGTATGGTCGGCCGTTGCGGATCCGAACCGCCGCACGGCCGCCATCGCCCAAGCCAAGCGGCAACTGCAGCGCCTCCTGGCCTTTGAGAACGAATGGAGCGACGAAGACACGACTGAAGCCGACTTCCCGCGGCTCGACCTGGCCACATACGAGCAGGCCCTGCACATCCTCGAAAACAGCCCGGACATCGGCGACGGCTCGGCCCCCTTCCCGCGCCAGCTTGCCACCAACCCGGACGCCGCGAGCCGCGTCGCCCAGGCGCGCGAGCAGATAAGCCCCGAGGCCCTGCGGTGGATGCTTTGCGCCCCGGAAGGCCGCGGCGCCTCGATGATCCGGCTGGTGCGAGGATAAGCCGTGGCCACGCGCGCCAAGCGCACCATTGAACGGATGCGCCGGCGGCAGGCGGTCGGCACCCAGGAACTCGGCCGGCTCTTGGACGGCGCGCGCCGGCACGTTTCCGCGGCCGTGACCGGAGCGGCCGAGAACCCGAGGACCGCGGCATCCTTCCGCGCGCGCGAAGCCACCTACGCGACCGTCGCCAGCATAAACGACGTCCTGCGCGAAGGCCTCAACGCCTGGCTGCTGCGCGAGGCCGGCGAGCTTGCCTTGACCGGGCATGAGCACGCCGTCGCGGATCTCCGCGAGTTTGGCACCCAAGACGTCACCGGCCGCGTCCTTGAGTTTGACCCCAACCGGACCCGTCGCTATTTGGAAATCCTCTCGCCCGACAACGCCAAAGACCTGGCGGCCGTCTTTACCGAGCAGATGACCCGCAAGCAGGTCGGCGACCTGCGCCAGGCTTTCCTGCAGGTCGAGCGCAGTGCGGACCTCGAAGCCAAGCCCCTGCGCGAGCGCGCCAAAGACCTGCGCGCCGCCTGGCAGGAGAAGGCCGGCGACCAAGACCCGGCCCGCTTCATTGACCGCGCCGGGCGCCGATGGGACAACGACCGATACGTGGAGATGCTTTCCCGCACCACCAGCGCCCGGGTCGAGCGGGAGTCCTACATTGACACCGTGACCGCCGGCGGCATGGACGTCGTGCGCGTGCGCGCCGTCGGCGACACTTGCCCCACCTGCCTGGCGTGGGACGGCCTGCTCCTGAGCGTTTCCGGCAACACGAAAGACCTGCCGACATACAACCAGGCCCTCGCCGCCGGCCTATACCACCCGAACTGCGACTGCCTGCTTGAGGCCGTGATCCCGGAACTTGAGTCTGCCGACGTTGAACGGCAGCAGGCCGCAGAGACGCCAGCGGAGATCACCAAGCCAAAGCCGGGCGCCACGGCCGCGGACCGGATCGCCGCCCTGCATCAGTACCGGGAACAGATCGGCCGCACGGAGGCCGCCCCGGCTCGCCCGCCGGAATACGACCGCCTCACCCGCGAGATCGATGCCGAGTATGAGCGCCTGCGCGAGACCAGCGGCAAGGGCAGCCTGCCGCGCCGGCAGGAACTCAACCGCGAGATTGCAGACTTGAGCGCGCAGCGCGAGACCATCAGCGAGAAGTACTCGGCGGTCCAGCAACGCGCTGCGGAGCGCGCCAAGGAAACCGCGGCAGCCGTGGCGGCCGCACCGGCGTCCGCAAAGCCGCCGGCGATTGAGCCAGCCCCGACGCCGCCTGCCACGCCAGCGGAACCGCCCCACGCCGCAACCGAGCGCAGCCTCGCAACGGGCAAGATCACGCGCGCCAAGCAGATCGGCGGCACGGCAGAAACCGACAACATCAACGTCGCGGTCAAGATACGCCTGGAGGACGGAACCGAGGCCATCTGGAAGCCGGCAACCGCGGCCGAGTGCCTCGGCATGACGCACAAAGAGATCCGGGAACTGGCCCGCGATATATACGCCGACGCCCCAGACGACAAGCAAACCAACCTGTGGGTCCGCAACGTAATCCGAGGAACCCAGGCGATCCACGAAGTGGCAGCATGGGAGGCCGCAAAGGCTTTCGGCTTTGAGCGCCTCATCCCGCCAACGGTCCCGCGCACCTACAGTGGAAATGTAAAGGCCGTGAGCGGCGCCGAACGCCTCACCAACGAGCGCGGCACAGCGCAGGCATGGGTCCCTGAAGCCCTCCCATACAACAGCACCAGCGGAGAAAAGCGCCACAACGTCACCACGCAGAGCGACGCCCGCGCGCTTTCCGTGTTCGACATGTTGGCCGCCAGTACCGACCGGCACGGAGGCAACGTGCTGGTCCGCAAGGACGGCAGCCTAGTCGGAATTGACCACGGCCTGAGCTTTGACGTGGAGCAACTGAAAGGACACGGCTCGCCGGCCGTACAGACCTGCCTGACCCCGCAGTGGGGCAGAATGAGCGACGCCGAGCGCAACGGCTACGCCGAGCAGATCGAACGCGGCACAAAGGCCATCCCCGACATCGCGCGCACGGCCGGCCTCGACAAAGATGAAACCTTTGCCCTACGATCTAGAGCCAAGGACTTGATCACGGCCCTCCGCAAAGGCAACGACGCCGTCCAGGCCCTATGGGACAAGAACAGCGACGAAAAATGAAAGCGCGCTTTTTCCACATTGACGACGACGGGAACACGCAGCCCGCCGGCCAGGCCGAAACCACCGCCACCGGCTGGCGCTTTTCCGGCGGCCTGCCTGACGACATACAGCGCCGGCTGAAAGACGGCCTCACGCTTCCGGGCAGCCCCCGGAAAATCACGCCGCGCGACAACCCGCGGCTGCTTGAGCTTGCGATCCGCGCGCGGTTTGGCGGCACCCGGATGACCGTCCAGGTCGACAGAGGACAGGGCGCCCCCGATGCCTAACGCCCCCCTGAGCATCACCGAGCACGGCCTGAGCGCCGTCCTTGCCAGCCTCGGCGCCACGCCCGCCCAGATTGACGTGGCCCGCACAACGGCCCACCGCCACATCGCGGTCCTCGTTCACAAAACCGCCCGATGGTACGCGCCGATCAGTCCGAGCCGCAACGACCTCAACAAGGCCCTGAAGCGCCGGAAGCGCACCCGCCGCAAGCTGGTCACCCCCGGCGGCCTGCAGCGCAGCGTCGGCATGCGGCACTCCCGCGACGAGGCCCGCATCTTCGTCGCCGCCAACAGCGAGGCCGGACGGTATGCGGTAAAGATTCACGACGAGCGCGGGCAGACGTGGAACAACCGCGGCCTCGGCACCGTCCGCAAAGGCCCGCAGGCCCGCGAAATGTTCATCGCCCGCGCCATTGACGACAACCTGCCGCAGATCCGGCAGATCATAGAAGCACAGGTCGAACAGGCCCTGCGACGGGCAGGAGGATAGAGCCGTGGGAACTTTTCCGATTCACACCGCGTGGACGCGCGCCCTCGACACCGTGGCCAAGGCCATCGAAACCGCCACCGGCATGAAAGAAGGCCGTGACCTGTTCCGGTACTACCTGCCCGCGGCTTACGGCTGCGCGGCTATATTCGCCGGCGATGGATCGCGCGTCGAACAGACCTGGCACGGAGGCCCGGCAACGGAACTCGTCATCGACCTGCGCGTGGAAGCGCAACACGCGACCGCCAAAGAGGCAGAGGAATGGACCATGCGCCTGATCGCCGGCCTGCCGGTCCACAACCGGGACAGCGTCCAGTGGCTACGCCTCGCCGGCAGCCCAGACATCCGCGCCGGCTTTGAGGAAGTCGCCATGCAGGGACAAACGCCCCGGATGGTATACGGCACGACGATCCCCCTCCTGCTTTGTTTCAACCTGACCGCGACGACGGTCTGACCGCAGGCCGGCCCCCCGCCCTCGCTTGAACGGATAGCCTCCGACGGAGGCAACCCGTGGCCGGAACTCTTGAACTTGACCTGACGCTGACCCTTACGGGAACCTACATTGACCCGGACAGCATCGGCCCGCGCCGTGTTGAGCTTACCCTCGCCGGCTATGTCCTGCGCCGCACGGCGGACTTGACCGTCGGCAACTACACCACGCTCGATCCCGCCGATATTACCCCGGTCGTCTGGTACTTTCAGAACGTAGACGACACCAACAACCTGGTGGTCGGTTTCGGCGAAGTCGACATCCTGACCCTGCCGCCCGGCCATTGGAACCTGGTCAGCAGCGCCCTGACGCCTTACGCCACCGCCGTGGGAGGTGCGAGCCGAATCCTGTACGCCGTCTACGCCTAACCTAAAGGGAGGACCGCCGCAATGCCGACGTTTGCACATACCAGCGCCACCGACCCCCTCGGACTCGCCACCGACAACGTCATCGTCCTGACGGACCAGAACGGAGGCGACGCCCGCGAACACGTCGAAGTCTTGAACGCCGCCGCCCAGTATGTAACGGCAGCGACGACCGCGATCAAGATCCGCACGGAAGGCCGCAGCGCCTACGAGCTACTCGCCACCGCCAGACTGGTGGTGGACTTTGGCGTGGCCATCAACACCCACTACATCGCCACCGGCCTTACGGCGCAATACACGTCGGAAGGCTACCCGACCGCCGAAGTGACGTGGATCAAGTTTAGCGCCATTGCCAAGTACCTCGCCACCGGATCCGGACAGATCACCCTCACCGGCGGTTTCGGCCTGGTTGAGAAATTTGGCGCGACGTTCGCCCAGGGCATCAGCAGCCGCCTCTCCGTTTCCATGATGAACTCAGAGGCCATGGCGGAAACGAGCGGCGATTTTCTAGACGCCGGATACACGCACTACGGCCTCAAGTGCGAGTACACCGTCGAGGCTTACGACGCCATCACGATCCCCGCCGGAGCGGTCCCCGCCGGCACGGACAGCAAGACCGGCCGCACGGCGTGGGGAACCTTCAGTAAGTCGTGGTTCACTTACCTCTAAACGCCGAAAAGGAACCGGGCGCAGCGCAGGCCCCGCAACCGTGAATGAACAGGCTCGCCAGCACCGCGGTCCAGCAGATCACGGCCGAGACCGGCTGCGCGTGGGATCCCGTCGCGGACTTCGATGACCTCGCCGAACTAGACCGGCTCGCCGCGGCCGTCACCAGCCAAACCCCGTCCGCCTACTTCCGCGCCGCTATGCGGCCCCACGTTCAAGTCGGCAACGTCACGCTTCACCGCTTGACGATGGGAGCCACCGAATGGCTGCGCGACGCCGACGCGTGGACCCCGCCCCACACCCCGGCGCGCATGGAGGCGCAGATATTCGCCCTGGCCAACGCCCGCACCCCGGAAGTCCTCTGGCGCATCCGCGGAAAGGCGGAACTCGACAAAGCCCTGCGCGCCTGGAGACGCACCGCCGGCGCCACGTTTGAAGAACTGGCCGAAGGCGCCGTGGAGATCATGGCAGACCAGGAGGAACCGCCCGCCGGACCGCCCACGCCAAACCAGGAGGCGCAACCCCCGAGCCGCGACCACGGCTGGATGATTGAACTCCTGTGCAGCGAATACGGGCAGACCGTTGACCATTGGCTCTGGCGCGCGCCCCTGGCAGAGATCAACCTCCTGCTTTCCCACCACGCCCGCCGCCTTGAGTCGCAGCGCCGCGCCATGGCCAGAGCGCGCGGAGCCAAGGAAGCAGAAGCGCCGGACCCCTCCGACCGATACATCCAAGACCTGCGCCTGTTTCGCGTACACGAATCCGCCCTGCGCGCGCGCAAGAGCGCGGAGACACACCCACCCGAGGCCCCATGAGCGGACGCGCGATCACCTACATCATCAAGGCGGAAAGCCTCGTCCAGGCCGGCGTGGATAAGGCCGTGCGCGCCCTGCGAGGCATGCGCGCCAGCCTATCCAACGTCTTTGCAGGATCCAGCGCCGGCATAGGAGGCCTCGCCCGTTTCGGCCTCCAAATGCAAGGCATCCACTACATCGCGCGCGGATTGAGCTTTGCGTTTCACCAAGTACAGACGGCAGTCTCGGCCGCTTTTCAGTTTGAACGCTACCGGATGCAGATGTCCGTCCTGCTTGGCAGCGTGGACGCCGCCCAGGCCAGGATCAAGGAGCTGCACGCTTTCGCCGCCGCAACGCCCTTCGAGATGCCCGAGATCGTCGACGCCAGCCGCCTCCTGGAAGTCCTTACCAACGGCCTGATGGGCAGCCGCGCCAGCCTGGAACTCGTCGGCGACGCCGCGGCTATAACGGGCAACCAGATCAACGAAGTGGCGATGTGGGTCGGCCGCGCGTACACGGCGATCCGCAGCGGCCGCGAGTTTGGGATCGCGGCCCGGCGCCTGCAGGAGATGGGCATCCTGAGCGGCGAGGCGCGAAACCGGATGGAGGAACTACAGGACAGCGGCGCCGCGGCCGCCGACGTTTGGCGAGAACTCAACGACGCCCTCATGCGGTTTTCCGGCAGCATGAAGATCGCCAGCCAGACTGGCGAAGGATTGGTCTCTACCCTGCGCGATGAGCTACACCTGGCATATGCCGACTTTGGCGAGGGAATGGTCCAGGCCACGAAGGACGCCATGCGCGAGATGATCGCGGAGATCGCCAAGCAGCGCGACGCCGGGACGTTTCACAAGGCCGGCGAAAACATGGGCTTTGTAGCCGAAGGCGCCGGCCGGCTAGGCATGGGCGCCCTCGGCGCATACAACAGGACCGTTGACAGCATGGCAGAAACATTCGCCATGCAGGCCGCAATACTAAAAGGCCCACAAGCGGCGAAAGACCAAGCCGCCATCATCCGTGGATCGCGCCGCACCCCAGAGCAGGAAGAATCCATCGCGGCTGCCGCGGCCGCCTCCAGATTGGCCGCCGAAACCGACATCGAGAACCAGAAGAAGCGCGAACTGCTGCGGATTCAAGAAGCACTGAACCAGGCCGAAAAGGACCGCATCGACAAAGCCCGCCAAGGTCTGCGCGACCTGGTTGCAGAAGACGCGACAAACCAGGACGTGATCGACCGGCTCAAGCGTGAGTCCGCAGCCAAAGAGGCGACCCTGCTGCAACAACGCGACTCCGAGGCCGCCAAGGCTTACCAGAACGCATTGAACCAGGGGAAGTCTCTCGACGAAGCCGCCCAGGCCCGCGACAAGACGGCCGCCGAATACGCGCGGCGCGCGGCCGGCGCCGGCACCTCATCGGCGCAGGGACTTGAAAACCTCCTGAAAGACGCGCAGGAGGCGAACGAGAAGCGACGCACGTCCGCCCGCGACGACGCCGCGAAACTTGACGAGCGCCGCCAGGCGATGCAGGACAAGATCAACGACCTGCGCCAGCGCGGCATGAGTCCCGACGAGCAGCGCGCGGTCCTGCAACAGGGAATCTACGCCAAGAGCGGCGCGATGCAGGCAGAGCGCGACCCCACGCGCCAAGGAGAACTGGCCGGCGAGATTCTCGACATGCTCGGCCGCATGGAAGGTCTGCGCGACAAGGGCCTCGGCAGCGGCCTGCAAGACTACTTTCTCGCGGTCTACGGCCAGCAGCGCCGCCGCGAGAACCGCAAGCTGGAAGACAACACGGAGCGCATGGTCGGCTTGCTTGAGAAGATCGCCGGCAAGCCGGGAGGCATGGCCCCGTGAGCTACAAGGCCCCGCCTGGCGATTACTTGCGCGACCAAGTCGTCCGTTATTCCGCCGAGCTTGAGATTACGGACATCAACATCGACACAACGTCCTGCTCTTCGCGCTCGCACTACACCCTTGTGACCGAACGCACCGAACGCGCGCGCGCTTGGGAATTGAGGCAAGGCCAACGAGCGAAACCCGTGCGCTGCTATATGGGGCCATACCCGTTAGACACGAACCCCACGCGCCTCTTTGTTTGCACGGCAGACACGGTCACAGCGCCGGAACCGCCGGCCATTTACGCCGCGCGACAACGGACATGGGAGCACTGGACGAGGATGGCAGTGACGTCCCTGACGGCGCGAAATCCAAGCACAGACTCAACGCGCGGAGGCCCCTGGCAGTTGGAGAGCATGAGCGGAGGCCTCGAAACCGTTGAGGAAGAAAACACGGACATCTGGCAAAGCCAAGACCACGTGACCGTCAACTTGATCCGCACGGAAGCCTATCGCTACGACATGCGCATGAATACCGGTACGCGCGACTCCCTGCCGCAGATTGCCCTCGGAGCGACCAGGGCTGGTGTCCAGAAGCCGGACATCTTGCCGTGGATATGGGTTTGCACGTTTGAGGAATGGAGCGTCGAGAGCCGGCCGTTGCGGGCATTGACCCGCCGGCAGACGTGGGAGCACTACAGCCCCCTCGAAGACTTCTCCATCGTCTGACCAGGAGGCACCGCCATGGGCGCGCGACAGTACACCGCCGGCAAACGACTCGACACCGCGCAACACGCCGGAGCGCCCGTCAGCGCGTCAGAACTGCGCCGCGTCGCCCGGCTGATTGACGGCGCCAGGATGCCACCGGGCAAGGGCACGATCCGGCTACTTCCCACCGGGATGGAGATCGACCCCGCGGTCAGCCCTTCCGGCTCCGTGGGTGCGGTTGCGAAGGCATGGATCTCGGGAGGCACTTGGACTGCCGCCTTTGAAACGAACGCGTCGCAGCTTGACGTTGACACGGCCAACCACCGAATCGAGATCGGCGTCGCCGGCTACTACCAAGTGACCCTGGCCGTCCTTTACCGCATTTATTCCCCCACCCCGGGAAACCAGTATGGCGAAGCAGCCGTCGTCATAAACGCTTCACACGCCACCCTGTACTGCCGGACTTTCTTCCAGGATAACCCAGGGATCCGCCAGTATGACATCCAGCTTTCCGCGACGGAGATTCTCGCAGCCAACGCCGGCGACCTCCTCACCGTTGTCACCGGCAGCGACGGCGGAGGCATTACCACGGTCAGCCCCCTGCACATCTCGGCCGTGGCACTCGGCGCCGGCACGTCATAGACGCCAGCCGCCGGCCATTCCTTGAACCAGTAGCCTCCGACGGAGGCAAACCATGCAAATCCGCACCCTGGCGGCCCTGGCCGCCGTCGCTATAACGGCCGCCCAAGCGGTCGCCGACACAATCCCGATCACCGGCACCGTTGACCTGGCGGCACCGGCGCGCGAGTTTCGGCACCGCATCGCGGCCGGCACGTCGCCGGAATTTCACTACACCGTCAAGAACAACGGCGCGACGGTCACCAACCTGAGCACCTACGCGGACGAAGCGCGGCTCTTCCTGGCCACCTCATGGACGTCCACGGTCGTGCTTGCCAGCGACCCCGGCACGATCACCGGCAGCACGGCCGTCGTGCGACTCGGACCGAGCGAGACCTCGTCCAACTTCACCGCCATGGCCAGCCTGGTCCTCTACCAGAGCAACGTCGCGTGGCGAGCTTTCCGCGGGCAGATTCAGATTCAGGGAAGCCCCGGCACGATGCCCGGCACCACAAACGAATGGACCAGCGCCGTCAACATCGCGGCACACACCTGGCTCGGCACGTTTCCGCTTTCGGTAATTCCGCCGGGCGCAGGATACGGCGACATGTTAACAAGCATTTACGACGGAGACACGAACGGAATTGTTGACAACGCCGAGGCGGTCGGAGGAATCCCCGCCGGGTCAGTCACCACAAACGGCCACACCCACGCTGGCACGGACATCACCAGCGGAACGATCCCAACGAACCAATTTGACGCGCTGACGGACCTCGGCGGCGACTCGTCCACCGGACCAACCAACGAATTTTTGACCAAGCGCGGCACTTGGCGAGCGATGTCCAACGAAACCGGCACGGTATCATGGCCCTCGGGACGCAGCCCCGGCGTCAACTACTTCCTCGGCTCCGCTGGCACCAACGCGGTCTGGTGGACAGCCGCCGCCGCACTCAACGTCCTCCAGTGGCCTGCGGCGTCTGCGTCGGGAGGCGACCTGACAAACAAGGTCGTGTTTGCCAGCAGCGGTACAACGACCCAGTCGTGGATCGTGGCGGTTGGATGCACCAACATTCAAGTCAAACTTTGGGGGGCGGGCGGTGGGGGAGCAACAAGCGCAGTCGGCGGATATGGCGGCTTTGTTGTTGGCTTTCTGAAAGTAACACCCCTCGAAACTCTAAGTATTAAAGTTGGCAAGGGAGGCGGAACGTCCTACCTGACATCGGCCCCATACACCGCACCGGGAGGGTTGCCCGGAGGGGGAGATGGAGATTCTAATGACGCCACATCAGGCAACTCGGGTGGTGGCGGCGGCGGGTACACGGCAATCCTGCGAGGAACAAATGTGTTGTTGTTGGCTGCTGGAGGAGGCGGCGCAGGGCTTAGTGCCGCCGGGGGATATGGAGGAGATAAAACCGGAGCAACCGGCGCAACGAATCTCGGCACAGCGGGCACCGGAGGATCACAGTCGGCAGGCGGCACGTCTGGTGGAGCATTACTAACCGGCGGCGATTCGGGAGCAGTGGGCACAGGTTCGCTCGGAGGCGGCGGAGCAGGGTACTACGGGGGAGGGGGAGCCACGACTAGCGGCGGGACAAAATCGGCCGGTGGTGGCGGCGGGTCAAACTACGACCCGTCGGGATATGCAACTGGCGAACGCGGGAACAACGAAATCGACACCGACTGGAGTGCAACCGTTGGCCGTGGGTCTGCGGTTGGCAACATAGGCAGCGACGGTCAACTCGTCATTTATTACTAGGAGCGACCCATGAAACGCACAACCATCATACTTGCCCTTGCCCTTGCACTCCCCGCCCTCGCGGGATGGGAAGTTGTCCTCAACGCGCCGGACGCGATCACCAACGGCTTGCCCGAGGGAGTCGCCGCAACGAGCCTCATGGGCAAGGCGATCCCGAAAGCAGGCGGCGGGTACATGTATGCCCTCGGCGGGGAGGGACCGGCTCGCGACAACTGGAACCGGCTGACGGCGGCGGGCTGCGCACCCTCCGTTTTCCCGGCGTTGATCGAAACCGAAACCGGCTACACGACCACGGCCACGGCGAGCAACATCACCAACCGCGCCACGCTCCTGCAAGCGTGGCTGGACTCGCTGCCGCCGCGCCGGTTCAACGAGCCGATACAGGCGCGGCTGGAAGTGCCTGTTGCCCCCGATCACGTCCACCGGCTGGAAATTGACCCCGAGGACGGCGGCGTGTTCGCAGTTGAAATCGAGAGCGAACGCCTGACGCCAGCGCAGTACGCCGCCGCGAAGTCTGCAAAGCTGGCGGCGCGTGCCACCGCCCGCACCGGAGCAGACGACGCCCGCAAGAAGATGGACGAGGTGATTGCGACGTTGGGCAGCGTGGATACGACGAAAACAAAAGCCGCCCTGGACGCGATCAAGGCCGCAGTCGAGAAGTTGAGCACGGCATCGAAGGACGCCACGAAACCGACATCCGACAGCGCAGCGGAGGCCCCCAAATGAAGCCAGCCACCAGCATCGCCATCCTTGCCGCCCTCGCCGCCCTGGCGATCACACCCGGCTGCGCGAACCTCAGCCACTGGCTCGCCAAAAAGGCCGACCAGATCACCATCCGGCTCGACCCGGCAGACCCCGGCCAACCGAGCACGCCTGACCCCACCCCGGCCGACCCTCCCGGCAGCGACCAGGACGACACCGACCGCACCCTCCGCTTCACGCGCGGAGGATGGAAGCCGGCCGCCGCTATAGAGCGCGACGGCATGGTCATCCTGAGCGGCGCCGCGTGGAGCAAGAGCGGCATCCGGTACGGAGCGACCAGCTACAAGGACTGGCCTGGCGCCAACTCCATCGCCTGCCTGTTTGTGGAGCAGGCAGACGGAACCTGGGCCGGCGGCAAGTTTGACTGGGCGCCGGCAAATCGCCGGGAGCGCGACTGGAAGAACATCCGCGGCGGATACCCCGGATCCGGCAAGCGCGCGGACTCATGGACAGAGCCGGCCGCCGGCTCCCGTGTCCTTTTCGGCCTATTCAGCACCGACGGCCGGCTCCGGTCGAACCTTCTGGAAGGTCGCTGGCCGTGACACCCCGCCAAACGCCAAGGAAGGCCGTTTCCGGCATCCGGTCCCCTGACGAGGCCCGACGCCCGTCCAAGGTCGCCAGAGCGGCCGCCGCCCTGGCCATGGCAGCCCTGGCCGCCATCGGAACCGCCTGCGCGACCCGCACGGTCTACCGGGACGTGCCGCCGGGCAGCATCGTCCTGCCGCCGCCCCCCACCTTTGAGCGAGGCCAGCCGTGAGCAAGCCCGCCCCCATGAAGGCCGTGAGCCGGGCAACCCTGGCCGGGATGTTTCCCCTCGCCCTGTCAGCCGGGAAAGCTTCCTACGCCCTGCCGAGCAAGGCGTGGATCGAAAACGAGCTTTTCCCTTGGTACAGGAAGGCCATGGACGCTTTCGGCCTGACATATCAACACGACTTCCAGTGTACAGGCTTTGCCCTCCTGTTTCGGGCAGCCGCCGTGATCGCCTACGCGCGCGGCGACCACCAGGCGCCGGACCCCGAGCAGATCGCTATCGCAGAATTCTGGTTTCTACCCACCGCCAGCCCGACCCGGCACGCCATAGACATCGCCCTGTGCGACGACGCCGTCCAGCGGTTTGTGGAGCCGCAAGGCCCGGCCTGGGTTGAGTTGACCGAAGACGAGATCGCCAGCGCACACGTCGTCCGCCTGGAGTAGCGGACCGGCACAGGGAGACAGGGACATGACAGGCTGCGAACTCGCCAACAACGCCACCACCCGCCGAGAGGAAAGCCGCCGCGCGCAACACGCCCTCATGCTGGCCCTGGGCGACGCCGTGCCCACTTGCCCTCGGCACCCGGTCCTTGAGAGCAAGGTCGACACGGTAGAGGCGACCGTGACGGACATCGCTACCTGGGCCGGCAACGGGATCAAGCAGGACATCGCCGCCGGCGCGGCGCCGGTCATTCACGCCGCCGTGCTGGCCCTCGAAGCCCGCCTCGCAACCACGGCCATCGAAGCGGCGCGCACCGCCCTCGCCGCATACGACGAAACGGTCCGCAAAGGCAACCAGCCGGCGACAGAACACCCCGCGCCGGACACCCGCCCCCTGCGCGCGCGCCTCGGGCGCTTCCTCCACCTTGACGGCTACACCGCCGCAGACATCAAAGGCATCATCGCCGCCGTCGCGGCCGCCTACGCCCTCGCCGTGTTGACGGCCAACCTCGCCCGCCAGGGACGAATTGACGACCTGCTCAACCGGATCCCGGCCGGCGCTTGGAATAGCCTGCAAGGAGCGAAGCCATGACGACCCTGCGCGTGTTTTTCACCGCCAAACGCAACGACTTTGGAAGCCGGACCATTTGCCGAATCACCGGCGGACAGTACAGCCACAGCGGCGTCGTGTTCGCGGACCCCGAAAGGCCGGCCGCCACCTGGCAGGCATACGAGTCGTGGATGACGAAAGACCCGGCCACAGGCACCAACGGCGTGCGCGCGACCGAATACGGGCGCATCCTAGGATGGCAGGCCGAAGACCCGGCCAACCACATCCTGGCCACGTTGGACGTCCAGGCGCCCGCACCCCTGACGGAGGCAGAGACCGCTAAGGCCGCCGCTATCATGCAGCACGCCGTCGGCCGGATCGGCTACGCCTACATCCAGATCGCCGGCAACTGGCTGGCCGCCCGCACCGGGATCGCGCTGACATTCCGCGCCGGCAGCCCCAATCAATGGACCTGCAGCGAGACCGTCCTGCGCGCCCTGCCGCCGCGGCTTTGGCCGGCTTTCGGGATCCCGAACTGGCGCGCGGATGACCTAGCCCCGAGCGGAACCCGCCTGCCGAGCATCGAAGCCGGACTGCTAACCCTCGCCGCGGAACCGCGCACGCCCGCCTGCAGTGAGTGCTGAGGACACGCCAGCCGCACAGGCCGACAGCGCGGCCGGCGCCAGAGCAGCCCTGCGGGCACACCGCATCCGCGCCAACTTGAGCGTGGAGGAAACCGCGCGGCTTTGCGGCGTTCACGCGTGGACCCTTTACTCCATGGAGCGCGGAGGCCGGAAATACATCCAGCCCATGACGCGCGCGCGCCTTATTCGGTTCTACCCCGCCGACCTCATCGACGAGGCCTGCCCGCAGACACCCTCGGCCAAAGACCGAGTCCTGAGCACGACCGCGGTGCGCGCGCGCTTGCGCGACCTTTGCGTCCGCTTCTCCCCGGACAAGCCCACGTCCACGCTGGACGGATTGATCGCGGAGATCAACGTCCTGCGCGCGCGCCTACGGTAACGGCGGTCCATAAGTATCCGCGCGGCTTGCGGCATTTCCCAATGAACTCGGCACTTTTCACGCCCGAAAAATAGCTGAAAATACCTGTTGACGCTTGGGGCACAGTGGGGCACAATGGGATCACGATAAGAACAGGGCCCGATGAGCGAAAACCAAAACACGAAAGGCGGAACGAAGATGAGCGCGAAGAACACCTGCGCGGCGCCCGACGCCAGCCCGGCCTTGGTGATCACACCGGACATCGAAGACATAACGGAGGCGATTAAGCACGCGCAGGCCGCGGTCGCCGCGATGACTTGCGCCCTGTTTCACGGCCGGAACCGCGACGCCCTGACGCGCGCGGAAATTGAAGCAACCACCCTCGCGGCCCGCGACTTTGAGGCCCGCGCCTCCACGTTGCGCCACCACCTCAACCACTTTGGAATGTGATTAGAACCGGCCGGCGCCGCAACCCGGCGCCGGCCTAAGGGAGAACAACCATGGCCACGACAGAGACCTGCTGGTGGTGCGAGAACGAGATCGCGCAGGACGACGACGACGCCGTCACGCAGGACGGCGAACTCATGCACAGCGTTTGCCGCGACGCCCACCTGCGAAGCCGCGAGCTAGAGCGGCAGGACGACATCGACACCGATCACCAGGCCTGAAAAAGGAACCCCGATGCCCACCACCCGCCAGCAGATCGAACGGACCGTCGCGGAGCACCTCGCCCACCCGCACCCGCAGGTCGGCCCGGCCGCGAGCGAGGCAGACACGCCGGAGGATGAAAGCCGCCTGCGGTTTTTTTTCATCGTCAGAGAAGACGACGGAGCAACCGTCGCCACCATCGCAACCCGCGGCGACGCGCGGCAAGCAAGGCGATGCGCCGCGGCCATGGGGATCGGAGTCGGACCAAAATATAACGCGCGGGAAGTGTCCCGGCACGGATACGCAGGATCGCTTGAACGCTCTGGCTTTTTTGTGACGCAGATTTGAAAGGAACACGCCATGAGACACTGGATGACCGACGAACAGCGCCGCGGATACGAAGACCAGCAGCGCGAACCATACAGCAGCCATTACGGCTCCTATGACTACGAGCAAGGCGCGCGATACGCACGCGACGATGCATACGAGGAACGCCGCCGGGAGGAACGTCGCCAGGAGGAACGAGCCGAGGAAGAACGCGCGGAAAGACGGGCATGGGAAAACGCCCGCGATGCAGCCGCCGAACGCGACGCCGAAGAACAGCAGATCGAGGAACAGCGCCTGCAGGAGGAAGCAGCCGCCGAACGCGAACCGGACCCGGAACAGCCGCAACCACAGGAGACCAGCCATGAGCCGACTCCACCACGCGACCGTTGAAACCCAGATCCACGAAATGTTGACGGCCGTCGCCTATTGCGGCGACGAAACCGGGCAGGCCGCCGCGGACGCCCGCCGCATTGAGCGCGACCTCCGCGCGCGCCTCGAAGCGCAGGACCGGCTCGACGCAGCCGCGCCGGACCTCCTGCAGGCCGCGCGCACGTTGATCGACACCATGGAAAGAGCCGACATCATAAGCGCCATGATTGAACAGGCAGACGATGGCGACACCCGAGCCGCCGCAGCCTACGCCGCAGTCAAGGCCGCCCGACTTGCCATCTCCGCCGCAGGAGAACAGCCGTGACCATCTACAAAGCCGTGACCATTGACGCCCAGGAAGGCACGGTCATCGCCTGGACCACCAGCAAGGCCGACGCCTGCCGCCGTATCCAGCAGTGGCAGCGAGAAGGCATGAGCACAACCGTCGCGGCGATCTACCGGAAGACCGTCAAGCCCACCAGGGAAGGAATTGTCGCCTTTCTCAACACGCACACCCCCGCCCGCGACAACGGCTGACCGAAAACCGCCTTTCGATTGAGCACCCCTCTGGGGTGCCAGCAGGGCGGTCCAGTCGAACGGCGTCCGCGTAGTATTGCGCGCGCCAGGAACCGTCCGGCTCGCGGACCACGGAACGAACGTGAGCGCGCACCCAGGCCCGACGCGTGACCGCGTCCGCCGACCCGTCGCGCAGAGAGCCGGCCACGCCGCGCCACAGCGCCGCAACCTGCTCATGGCTTGGCGGTGGGGCAGCGGACAACGCCGCCTCGGCCGCGGCCGCCTCGGACTGCCAGTGGACGCCCGCGGCTATAGCGGCATTGAGATCCACGTTGACGCGGTCCAGCGCGGCCCCCGAGAGCCGCCCGGATCCCACGGCCTCCACCAACACCCGCGCCTGCCCATCGGCCGCGGCCGCCTGCCGCCGCGCGTTTTCCGCCTTGCCGACCGCCTCCGCGCGCCCCGACTGCCACGAAGACGCGAGCGCCTCGGCCGCAAGGCGCATCGTTTCGGCGTCGTACCCGAGCGAGAGAAGCTGCCCGACAACCTCGCCCTCCAGGGCATCGGCGCGCGCGTACTGCCGATGAGGACAGCCAACCGCATCCGAGCAGCGATAATAAGCAGCCCCCGAGCACGTCGCCGGCGACATTGCCCGGCCGCACGCGCACCGCACCAGGCCGGCGAGCAGATAGTCGTGCCGTTGCCTTTCAGGCCGCGGAGCAGCCGGCGCCCGCTTGACCTGGCAGCGCCGCCACGTTTCGGCGTCCACCAGCGCCGGCACCGCGCCGGGCACAGACACGTCAGCATACTTGAGCGTCCCGGCGTAGATCGGGTTTGCCAGAGTTTTCAGAAGCGTGTTGACCGGCCACCCCGGAAACTGCCGCCGGACTTGCGTCGGCGTCGCGCCGGCCGCCACCGCCCGAAAGACCGCAACCACGCCCGGACCGGCGACCGGATCCACCTCCAGCCGGTTTCCCGCCGCGCGCCGATACCCACGCGGCACCTTGCCGCAAGGCCACTGCCCCTGACGCGCCATGTGGAGCATCTTGTCGCGCGTTTTCTGAGCGCCCAAGCGCGCGAAGAACTCAGCAGAGGCGACCAGCAGGAACGCCATGAACCGCCCGGCCGGCGACGTGAAGTCGATCTCGGGACGGACGGACAGCAGCCCGCGGCCGGCCTGGTTGAGTACGCCCAAGACGTCCACGAAGCCGGACATCGAGCGCGCGAGCCGGTCCAGGTCGAGAACCGCCAGCACGTCCCACCCGCCCGAGCCGGACCGACAGTCATCCAGGAGACGTTGCAGGCCCGGCCGCACGTTGGAAAGGCCGGACCGGAACTCGTCCTCGACCGCGCACACCTCCACGGCCGCCGGATACCGGGCGCGCAGGAACGCCCGCACGGCATCGGCCTGGGCGGCGCAAGATGTTTCACCGGACCAGTCCGACCCCCGGTCAGAAACGCGCGCGTAGATCGCGACCCTCATTGCCTCGGCGAAATACGCAACGGCACGTCCGCGCGTTGACCCTTTGAAAGCGCGACCAACTGCCGGACGGCGTCGCGCGTTTGCTTCAAGTAACGCACGGCCTCGAACACCGCGACCAGCATCACCAGACCAAAAAACCCGATGACCACGTCCACGGCCCACCTCCTCGCTTAGTTCAGACGTGCGCCGGGCGCCTCAACTTGTGGGCAACCCGCGCATCTTTCAACGCCCGGAAATCCGCGCCATGCTCACCCCCCACGGCCCGCCGATACGCCTCAAGCAGTATTTCACATATGACTTGAGAAGCCGACCAATGACGCTCGGCTGCCAAGCCGTCAACCCACGCACGCAGGAACCCCTCAACGCGGACGTTGATGCGGCCTGTTTTCCTTTTCACTTGGCACCCCCTCTTTACCGTTGTGGCACAAAGTCGCACAAACACCGCGCAAACACAAGGCCGAACATCAATCAACTTTTCGCTTGCGAATCGTCACACGTTGGGGCACAATGCGCCCCATGAAAACAAAGCCATCCCGCGAAACGAAACCCTACAGCCTGCGCGTGCGGATACCGGCGGCCGTTGAGTCGTGGCTCCGGCGCGCAGCCAAGAACGCGCACGTCGACATGAGCGACATCGTGCGCCCCCTCCTAATGGCGGCCTACGAAGGCAGGCACAAGTGATCGCCTACAGCCTGATTAGCGCCGACCCGGAGCGCAAAGAGCGCACCGCCCGCTTGATCGCCGACTTGATCCAGCAGGCCGGCGCCCGGCAGCCGACGCGCAGCGAGCGCAACCAGGCCCGCACCGCACGGCGTCGTCAACTCATTGGCGGCCTCGTTGCCGCCGGAGCACTCGCGTGACCTACGGCTGCGAGCTTGCCGTGTTGCTTGCCGCTATAGCGGCGGTTGAAACAGGGCACCTCCGCGACCCAGAAGCCGCCACTGGCGACGGAGGGAGCGCGGTCGGACCGTTGCAGATTCGACAGCCGGCACTCGACGACGCCAACAGGATCCTGCCGCGGCCTTTCGCCCTTTCAGACTGCCGCCGGCGCGCCGTCGCCGACATCGTCGCCCAGGCATACCTGCAACTCCACGCCGCAACCGACGCCGGAGAACTTACGGAAGACCAGGCCGTCCTGTATTGCGCCCGCATTTGGAACGGCGGCCCCGCAGGCAACCGGAAGAAATCAACGACCGACTACGCCGCCCGAGTCTTAAACCTCTACCTCGACATCAAACGCGAAAGGAACGCCCGATGACCGACCAGCGCGACAACCCCGGAACGCCACCCGCCACCACAAAGCCCCGCCGCAAGCGCCGGTCCAGCCAATACCACCCGGCGCTGGTCCTGAAAGTACACGAAGGAAGCGTGGACGGCTTCATTGACCTGCGGATTTACCCTCAGACGTACCGCAGCCACAAGGCCGTGCGCGCGGCCGTTGAAACCAACCTGACCGAATACCAGGACGGCGACTGGCAAAGCGTGCGGATCGCCGGATCCTTCCCGGCACGCACCCAGGCCGTCCGCGTGACCACACCCACCCGCCGCGTCGTTGAGTAGGAACCACGCCGGGACAACCCCGGCAGAAAGAGAGCGCGACACATGAACGCAGAGAAGAAAGCCCGAATCGTGACCGTGAAGAACACCCGCATCCTGCGCCACACCCTGACGGACGCCGAGAAGCTGGAGCGCGGCAAAGACATGGCCGACGCCCGCGCCGAGCAGAGCGACCTCGAAGACCAACTCGACCAGGTCAAGAAGGAGATCGGCGCGCGGATCCAGCAGGCAGAGGCACGCATGAACAGCGCCGCGGCTGTATTGCGCGCCGGATACGAGCACCGCCTGACGCCCTGCACGGAAAACCGCAACTACAAGACCGGCCGCGTGATCGTCACCCGCGACGATACCGCCGACATCGTCGAAGACCGCCCCATGAGCGACAGCGAGCGCCAGCAGACCCTGCCCCTGGCAGAGGCCGAGTCCAACAACGATTGACCCGGTCACACCAGAAAACCGAGAGACAGCACAACACGAAAGGAAGCGCGACCATGAACGACACCGCACGACCGCCCGCCGGACCGCCGGCAGCAACCGACCGAGCATTGACCGTCGCCGACAAGGCTCGCGCCTTGACCGGCCTCCTGGGCAAGAGCCTGCGGAGCGTAGAGAGCGTCCTGCCGAAGCACATGGACGCCGCGCGCTTTTGCCGCATGGCGATCAACGCCGTCCTCCGCAACCCGGCCCTCGCGGATTGCGAGCCGGCGACGTTCATCATGGCCTGCATCAACTGCGCCGAGATGGGGCTCGAACCCGGCCTCGGGGAGGCCGCCCTGGTCCCCTACAAGGGACGCGTCCAGGCACAGCCGATGTTTCAGGGCCTCCTGCGTTTAGCCCGCAACGCCGGCGGCATCAAGCGCATCGAGGCGCAGGTCGTCCTGGCCGGAGAACGGTTTGAATGGAGCCTAGGACTTACCCCGACGCTGGTCCACGTCCCCGACCCTGAAGCCAACCGAGACGACGAGAAGGCGCTGCGGTTTGCCTACGCCTACGCGGTCCTTGAGGACGGCTCAGTCCAGTTTGCCGTCATGAACCGCGCGCAGATCACCGCGCGCCGCGGCGTCAGCAAGGCGGCAGAAGCCCCCGACGGCCCGTGGAAGAAATGGCCCGGCGAGATGTGGCGCAAGACCGCCCTGAAGGCCCTCTGTAAGACCCTCCCGCGGTCCACCACACTCGCCCGCGCGACGCGCCTCGATGACGAGGCCGAGACCGGCATCCCGCAGGCCCCGCAGATGGTTGACTTTGCCGGCCTTGAGATAGACGTGGCAGCCTCCGCGGCCGCCGCTGCATCCCAGGCCGCCCCGGAGCGCCCCCTGATCCCTGAGCCGCAACGCAAGAGCCTCGCGCAGCCCGAAACGCCGCCGGAGGCCGCCCCGAGCGAGCCACCGGCGCAGCCTCCGGCACCGCAGCCGCCGCCGGCGCGCACAGGCCCCGGAGGATATCCCGACCGCGCCGCCCTGCTTTCGGCCCTGAACGCCCGCGAGGCAAGCCGCACGGACGTTGAAGTCCACGCCGGCCGCAAGGCCGCGAAGGTAAAGCCCTCCGCACGCTTGGAAGACCTGACCGACGAGGACGCCGTCCGGCTGCTCGAATATTACGACGTGTCCGCCCAGGGCTGAACGCGCCATGCCGGAAGATACGGTCCAGTTTGACGCCAGCGCCCACACCTACACGGTCGGCAACCGCCGGCTGCCCGGAGTGACCACCATCCTCCGGGCGGCCGGCCTCCTTGACCAATACGACGCTATGCCGGTCACAACGCGCGAGTTTGCCTTTTCCCGCGGCCGCGCCGTTCACACAGCCACGCGGTTATACGACGAACAAGACCTCGACGAATCCACGCTCGACCCGGCCGTCGCGCCCTACCTGACCGCGTGGATCAGTTTCCGGTCAATGTGCTGCTTTGACCCAATACACGTTGAGACGCCCGTCCACAGCGCGGCTTACCAGTACGCCGGCACGCTTGACCGGATCGGCACGATCCGCCTGCCCAACACCAGCGCAAAGACCCGTTGCCTGTTGGACATCAAGACCGGCCCCGTCCAGCCGTGGGTGCGCTTGCAAACGGCCGCCTATCAGTACGCCGCGCGCGAGAGAGGCATCGACCCCGGCGTGATCCGCTTTGGCTTGAGCCTGCGCCAGGACGGCACCTGGCAGCTTTCCAACGTATGGATGGACCCCGCCGACTGGCAGGTCTTCGCGGCAGCAAGGCTGCTCGTTTCTTGGAAAGAGCAAAACGCGTGAAACCTGAACAAGACCTATTCGGGCAGCCAGTACCGATAGAGCCAGTCGAGTCACGCAGCACGCGCGGCCGCTTCGCGCACCCCGACAGGCCCGGCTCAGGCCCGGCCGGCGAGACCTGCAAGACCTGCGACCATTGCACGCGGACACGCGGAGGCCGGCGCCAATTCTACAAGTGCGCCAAGCTGCGCGGACATTGGACGCACGGACCAGGAACAGACATCGCCCTCAAGGATACGGCCTGCAGGTATTGGACGCCGGACCCAGAGCGCAGCCGCTTGTCGGCTGCCGCGACTTGTTCGCCGCCCACCATTTCAACAACGCCGGCGACCCCGGCAGAAAGCGAGCGCGACACATGAACGAGAAAACCCCAGAGCAAATCGACGCGGAAAGAGCCGTCACCCTGGCCGTCCAGGAGGCCCGCACTTTGCAGATCACGACCGCCGGCGACTTTCAGGCCGCCGGCAACGTCCTGCTTTCAATCAAGGCAGCCGCCAAGCGCGTTGAAAACGTTTTCGGCCCGGTCGTCAAGGCCGCCCACGCGGCGTGGAAGCAGGCCACCGCAACCCGCGAACAATTCCTCGCCCCGCTTAACGAGGCTGAGTCCCGGGTCAAGCGCGCGATGGTCTCTTACGAGCAAGCCGAACGCGAGCGCGCCGAACGCGAGCGCGCCGCGGCTGAGGAAGCCGCACGCAAGGCCGCCGACGAGCAGCGCCTGCGCGAGGCCGTCGCCGTTGAACAGGTCGCCGGACCCGAGGCCGCGCAAGCCGTCCTCGAGGCCCCCATGCCGGCCGTGACCCTTCCGCCGGCGCCGCCCCCCACGAAGGCAAGCGGCGTGAGCTTCCGCGACGTGTACACCGCCGAAGTGTACGACCTGCGCGTCCTGGCCGCCGCTATAGCCGCCGGGCAGCAGCCCACCACCCTCATCCAGGCCAACACGACGGTGATCAACCAGATGGCCCGCGCCCTCAAGGGAGCGTTTGCCGTACCCGGCGTCCGCGTGATCGTCACCCGCACCGCAGCCGCCGCGGCCACCGCGGAACGGTAGGAGGCCAGCCATGCCCCGAGATCCCGAGATCGAGGCCATGATGCAGGAGAAACTCCGCGACGACGCCCTCTGGGAGCGCGCGCAAGACCGACGCGCGCGGCGTTTCGCGGACCAGCAAGGCGATCCGATAGCCTCCGATGGGGAGGCCTGCGAGGAAGACGACGAAGACCAGGAGATGCCAGCGTGACCGCAGAACCCGTCCTGCAGAACTTCCCGCCCGACCCGCCGCCCACCGTCTACCGGATCCGCGACTGGAACCGGCACTATGAGACCAGCCGAAGCCGGGAAATCGAGCGCGGCTGCTTTTGGCTGCACGTCCCGGCGAAACAGGACGGCCTCGGCCGCGGGCGCCTCCTGCAGCACCGCAGCGGAAAGGGAGAAGCGATCCTGGGCTGCTTTGTCCAGATCGCCATGGTCGCAGCCAAGCAGCCGGCCCCGCGCGCCGGATGGTTGACGCACAACGGCCAGCCCGACGGCGAGCCGCTCACCGCCGGAGACCTCGCCATCAAGACCGGATACAGCGCCGAAACCATCGCCCTGACCCTGCGCGCGGCCAGCGGCCAGGACGGCACGCGGTGCGACTGGATCGACGCCTCCCCCCCTCCCCCCCTCCCTGCAACCGCCGGCGACGCGCCGAAACCGCCGGAAAGCGCCGATGACGCGCCGCCGAGCCGTCAACACCAACCTCCGCAACCGAGCACAAGCGGCCACGCGGTAACGGATTGTGAGCACACCGGAGAAACACCTGCCGACGCGGTGCCGACCGCCTGCCGCCCGCCTGCCGACGTGCCGCCGAAGGAAGGAAGGAAGGAAGAAAGAAAGGGGAGGAAGGAAGGTGTGGAAGGAAACCAGAATCCCCCCCCCTCCGGCCTTACGGCCTCCAAGACGAAAACCAAGACCCCCACACGCCTCGACCTGAAAGACCAACTCCAGGCCGCCGAGTCCTACTTGACCCGCCTCCGGGCAAACCCAAGCCGCAACT